CCTTTAGCCATGGTCTTTTTCATTTTGCCGCCGACTCTTCTTTTTACAGCCCCACCTCTAGCCATAGTTTTCTTCATCTTGCCACCGACCATCTTCTTGACAGCGCCACCCCTTGACATTGTCTTCTTCATTTTACCGCCTACTCTTTTCTTAGCGGTTGTCTTCTTCTTTATTTTGCTACCTTTACTCATAGCAACGGGCTTTTTCATTCTGCCGCCGCCCATCTTTTTGACAGCGCCGCCCTTTTTGTATCCTTTCTTTTTCATAGCCATTTTGATCTCCTTTAGACTATTGTTATGTTACCCACCATACTACTGTGGCTTGTACATTGATACACCAAAGATGTATCGGAGGGTTCGTGAGGCACAATAAATTGTGTCAATCCTGTTGTTGAGTTGTAGTTTTCTGTAACACCTGTAGTAAAAGCAGAGCCGCCACTAGATGTTCTAATCTGCAAGGGATGACTGCTTACATTTGCGGTGTTGTCTATAAGGTAGGTGTGTCCCTTATAAAAAGTAAAATTAGGGTTATCTCCAGATGTGGCTCCGGGGCCAGTAAAGGTATATGCAGATGATCCATTTGTCCCTGCTGTATACTTAGTTACGGGGCCAGTTGTCTCATCATTAAGTCGAATCCACACTCCTCCGTGCGCGAAATACAGCCCCCCAGTCGCATGCACATGCGCCACAGCGCCATGGTATGTAGATGCACTTGGAAGATCGCTCAAAGCTGCATAGTAGAATACAATTTTATTTGCTCCAGAACTAACGTCAAACAAACCATTTGAGTCAATTATGTCAGTAAGAACATTAGAACTGTTACCTAATGCAGCGTATACTTCGTTAAAGTTATCGTTAATCTTATCTGCACCCGCACGTAAGGTATCTCCTGTTCCGTCGTTAGCAGATGAACCAATACCTACTGTTTGTTTTGCCATCTTTTATCCCTCGTCAAATGTCTGTGATGTTGAGTCTAGTGTAACTGATGTACTATCAAATGTATCAACAGCAGTTGATACTGTTACGGAGCCAACAGAACCTGTGGCTGCTACTCCAGTAATCGTTTCTAATTCTGTTTCTGTTGCGGTAACACTAACCCTACCGACGAAGGCAGTCATAAGAGTTCCCTGACTGCCTACAGGATCAAATCCAAACAAAGCTCTGCTCTCTACAAGAGATGTATCTGGTCTTGGATTACGCAGAGACTGAGGATCATTTATTTTTATTCTGCCAAGAAAGTTCTGAGGTTGGTCTGGGTCAGCGACATCTCTGCCTACAAGAAAACCTGTTTTAACACCATTGTTATACTCAGGCACAAGATCTTTTAACGGGTATCTAAACCCAGTCTTATCACAGAAACCAAACGCATATTTAGCTTTTGCATAACTCATTAGCCACCTGCCATAAAGGTATCAAAAGGAACAAATTTAATTGACGCTGTTTCTTCATCTTCTCCCGCCGCAAGTTGAAATTGAAATTCATATTCTTGCTTTAAAGCAGCCGCCCTTGCAGCAACATCTGGTTTTTTCATAGCTATGTAGTAAGCCAAACCAGAAACTAATGCTGGAACAAAGCGTGGTGGTACAGATGTAACTGTAGATCCTATTCCAGAAGTTAAACCATCTATCCCTTTGAGCCTGTAATAAAATAAAGTATATGTAGTTGTAGCATCAGGCACAGGCCACAGAGTTACTTTTGTTTCCGTTGGGAGCCTTTGGACGAAGATTTGGGTCGGCCTACCTTGCGTTTCTTTGTTGGTTTGCTGGGCGT